CAGCGTTGCGCAAATTCGCAACGAGGGATTGGCCTCCCTTCCACTACAGGCGCAGCCCGCGCCACACGCCCCGTGTGGGCGCGGCTTTTCGTATGGTCGGGCGTGTCGCGAGCACCGCAAGGTGCGCCGTTTCCTGTAGGCGGTAGGCCAATCGTGGCACGTCCGGCCACCCGCATTGGTCTGCGGGACCGGACTTCTACAGGAGAAGCCCGTGACTAACGATCTCATCAGCTATCAATTCGAGAATGAAACCGTCCGCGTCATCATGATTGCGGGTGCGCCATGGTTTGTCGCTAACGACCTGTGCGCGGTGTTGGGTCTCAATAATCCGACGATGGCGCTTCGCCGCCTTGATGATGACGAAAAGGGGGTCAATTCAATTGAGACCCTTGGCGGCATGCAAGATGTCAACGTCATTTCCGAGTCCGGCATGTATGCGCTGGTCCTCGGCAGCAGGAAGCAGCAGGCCCGCCGGTTCCGTCGCTGGGTGACGGGCGAGGTTCTGCCGTCGCTGCGCCGCACGGGCAGCTATACGCTGCACACGCACGAGCCGCCGCCAGCGGTCGCGGGGGATTACGATCCCCCGCGCCTGATGGCGAGCGTGGCGGTGGTGCGGGAAGCGCGCCGCCTGTTCGGCACGCCTGCCGCGCGGCAGGTGTGGGTGCAGCTGGGCCTGCCCTGTTCGATCGCGCACAGCCATGGCACGCACGAGGGCGACCCGATGGCCGAGCCGTTGCAGGACTGGCTGGCGGAGCGCAGCAGCTGCACCATCCAGGAAGCGGCAGAGGGCATCGGCATCGCGCATGTGGACCAGAGCGTGCGGTTTCGCATCGGCCAGCTGCTACGGCTATGGGGATGGCAGGTGCGCAAGGTGCGCCGGGGCAATGCCACGGTGAACCTGTTCAGCCGCCATGCTGTTGCGACCTCTGGCCAGGGAGGCGGCGATGCGCGGTGATCTGGAACAGCGGCAGTTCATTGCCCGGCGCGGCCTGCGCGGGCTGAGCAACATCATCGGCGATCTGCCTGGCACGCACAGCATCATGGTGGATGACCTGACGGCGCTGCTGTGCCTGATGGCAGACGTGATCGAGGACGCGATCCCCGACAAGGAAGCGCGCTATGGCGTGCCCTGCAATGACCCGGAAGAAGAGGACGATTAGACATGAGCTTGGGCCAGTGCATTCCCGATCTGGTAGCCGAGGGCAAAATCCCGGCGAAGCGCGCGCGGGAAATCAGCGCGGCCTATGAGCGGCATCTGGCCGATTTTCTGGACCAGGGCATGGACAGGACGGTGGCCGAGGCGCAGGCCACCAGCCTGACGCTGAAGCTGCTGGAGCGTGACGCGCTGCGCCGGAAGCGCAATGCCCTGACGATGGTGAAGAAGCAGGCCGAATGGCTGGCGGACATGCGCGCGCGCGCCGGGGAGGGAAATCCTCTCAAGCCGTCGGATGCGACGAACAAGTTGGCTGCGTTGGACAAGAAGATCGACGCCCTGCGCGGCCGATATTTCGCAACGCTCGACAAGTTGCTGGCCGACCATCGCCGCAACGTGGTGGGGCAGGTGCGCAACAAGCAGGACCTGATGAACGTGGGGCGCGAGCTTTTCGGCGAAAAGACGGGCGACCTGAATGCGCGCGAGCTGGCCGATGCGATCAGCACCACATTCGAGATTGCGCGGCGCCGGTTCAACCAGGCGGGCGGGGATATTGGCAAGCTGGACAGCTATGGCCTGCCGCAGCGGCATGACAGCCGCGCCATCCGCGCTGCCGGATTCAAGACGTGGCGGGCGCATCCCTCGATCGACCGCGTGCGCATCCGGGATCTGGACACGGGCGACTTTGCCATTGGCGCCAAGCGGGAAACGCTGCTGCGCGATATCTATGAGACGCTGCGCACGGAAGGGGCGAACAAGAGCGACCCGGGGCGCAGTTTCATGGGGGCCATGGCGAACCGGCGCGGCGACCCGCGCATATTGCACTTCGAGAATTTCGACGACTGGATCAGCTATCAGCGCGATTTCGGCGGCGGCGAGGATATCTATGACACCATCGCCAGCCACCTCGGCATGATGGCGCGGGACACGGCGATTATGGAAGCGATGGGGCCGAACCCGGCGGCGACGCTGCGCTTTCAGCAGGACTGGTTGGAGAAGTCAGCCAAGATCGATGGAACGCAGAGCATGATCGATAAGCTGGTGGGCAAAATCGATAATTTGCAGGACATTTATGATGAGTTGACCGGGGCGAACAAGATCCCGAGCAACCGCTCGCTAGCGCTTGGGTTTTCGGCATTGAGGGCCGTGCAGGTTGCATCGAAAATGGGGAGCGCGGTAGCGTCCGTCGGTCCAGATTTTGGCACGCTCATGTATCAGGCGAATGCCAGCGGCTTGCCGGTGATGAGGGTGCTGAGCCGATATGTGAAGCTATGGACTCCGGGCGCAGCAGCCGAGCGCCAGATGGCTGTCAGGTTAGGGCTGGTTACCGATGACTGGATTGGGCTCTCTTCCTCCACAGCGCGCTACACCGGCGAGGAACTGGCGGGTGAGATGTCGCGACGCCTCGCAGATTTCGTGGTGCGGTCGCAAGGGCTCGCGCGGCACACGCGGAACGGGCAATGGGCCTTTGGCATGGAGTATCTGGGCCATCTAACCGAGATGCGCGATCGGAGCTTTGGCAACCTTGATCCGGCCATTCAGCGGCAGATGCAGCGCTATGACATTGGCGAGGCAGACTGGGACGCCTATCGCGCCACGCCGCTTCGGCAGGAGCGCGGCACCGACTGGATTTTCCCGACCGACAATGAGAAGGTGGGCGACCGCTTTCTTGAGATGGTGCTTGCTGAAACCGACTATGCGGTGATGACCGGGGATGTCCGTACGCGTGCTCTTATTGGTAGTTCGCGTCCTGGCAGCTTTTTGGGCGAAATCGCCAAATCCGCGTTTCTGTTCAAGTCATTTCCGTTGTCAATATTGAACCTGCATGGCCGAAGGATGTTGGAGCAATCGACCCTGCCGGGTATGTTGCGCTACTCGGTGCCGCTGTTGCTGTTGATGTTTGCTGGTGGTGGGCTGTCGTTGCAGATCAAAACAATACTGGCGGGCAAAGACCCGCGGCCTATAAATGACCCAAGATTTTTTGCTGCGGGGGTAGCACAATCTGGAGGTTTCGGTCTGTTTGGCGATCTGCTCTACAACAGCGAGAATAGTTTCGGTGGTGGGCCGCTCAACACGCTGGCGGGTCCTATTCTTGGCCAGACGATCCCAAATGTCGCAGATGCGACGGTCGGCAACATAGGTCGCGCGCTGGATGGCGACGAGGCGACCAAGGCCGAGTTCCTGAAGGACATCGCCAATACGATCGAGAAAGAGATTCCTGGTCGGAACCTCTGGTATGTCCGCCTTGCCTGGGAGCGGATCATCGCTGATGAAATCAAGCGGCAGACGGACCCTGATTTTGAGAGGAAGTTTGCCGACATGATCCGGCGGGCCGAGAAGGAAGGCACGCAATACTGGCTGCCGCCGGGCGAAACGGCGGGCGAGGCGCGCGCGCCCGACCTGGGCAACATGCTGGCCGAGCCCCCGCCCGAGCCGGTGGAATAGGGTTGCGCTGATTTCGCCATTTGTGTAAATGCTGGCCCCAAGCAGGGTCGCTTTTCCGTTCCCGTTCCTGCGCTGCCGCCGGTCATAGCCGGGCAGCGCCGTGCGTGGGGAACAGGCCGTGACGGTTTCGACGCTGGTTTCGAGCGACAGCTGGGTCAGCGCCGGGACGCTGGCTCCCCGATCGATCCCCTTTCCCTTTATCGACCTTGACGATCTGCGCGCCACCTATACGCCTGTCAGCGGATCGGTGCAGGTGCTGGTGCGCGGCACGCATTACACGATCACCGGCAACAATCGGGCTGGCACGGCGGTGTTCACGCCGCTGGTGACGTTCGCCGCCGGCGGCACGTTCCGCACCGAGCGCGTGACGCGCGCGCTGCAGGAGTATGAGACCGAGCGCAGCACGCCGCTGGACGCCGATTCGATCGAGCGTGAGCTGGACCGGCAAGCCATGCGCAACCTGGAGCAGGACCGGCGCACCTCGGATATCGAGACGCGCGCCCCGCTGGCGCTGCCGGGGCAGACCGCTCCGGCGTTCGACGTTTCCGGGCTGGGCGAAAACGACCTGCTGATCTTCAAGGGCGGCAGGCTGCGGCGGCTCGATCGCGCGCCATTTGCGGGCAAGTTCTATGCGGGCGGTGTTGACGGGTCGCTGGTGCCATCGAGCGGCACGGGCGGCGGCGATACGGCGCTGCGTGGCGATATGGCCAGTGAGGACGGTGCCCTGTTGCTGGGTGATGCCAAGGTGCCAGGCATCATCCGATCGCAGCAGGACATCAACCGCGATGGCTGGAATGTGTTCGACTTTTTCACCAGCTATAACAGGCGGCAGTTGGTTAGAGAGTTCGCCACAAGCGCGGCGGCAGAGTGCAGCGACGATTTCAACGATGCGCTGGCCAGCGGCGAGATGCTGACAGCGAGCTATGGCCGCTATCTGGTCGAGGGCGCACTGGTCGGCAGTGGCACCCTAAAGCTGCGCGGTGCCGGTATCGGCAAGTCAATCATCCAGAAACCGGACGGCAGCGCCGACCATGTGTTCCGAATGCTGGGCACGACGGTGAAGCGAAATGTCCACATATCCGGCTTCACCATGGACGGCAACGCGATCGACGCGATCATGGTGCTGGAATATCTGGAAGATGCGACGATCGAAGAGCTTGAGCTGATCAACTCGCGCATCTGGGGGCTGCACCTGGGCGTTGTCGATCCCGAGGATGCGGAGATCCGCAACAAGCGGGTCAAGCTGCGCAATATCTTCTGCCGCAACACAACCGAAACCTATGAGCATGTGCTGATCTTCAACAGCGAAGACGTAGATATCGACGGCTTCTATGCTTCGACGGGTGCTGACGGCATCGGGCTTGGCATCTATCAGAATTCGGACCGTATCACGCTTCGCAACTTCCTGATCCAGAACATCAAGACGGCGATCTATTATTCGCTATCGACCCGTCGCATCAAGATCATGGACGGCATGGTGCGCAACACCACGTCGGGTATTCAGGGTGCGAACCTGGCCGACAATGGTGCGTTTGGATCGGCCTATGCCGAGCGCATCGAAGCGGAGCGCATTCGCTTTTTTGGCAATGTCGACTGCGGGATGCAGATCGGTGCGGTGCTCGATGCACGCGTCAGCTATTGCGAGTTTGAAGGCAATCTTGGCCCTGGTCTGCTGATCAATCAGGGCGGCATCGGCGTGGCGGGCACGCCTTCGCTGGAACGCCGCGCCAACCGGTTGACGATCGAACACAGCCAGTTTCGCAACAACAATGCCAGCAATATCGGATCGATCAACGCGCCCGGCATCGCGTTCAATGGCATCGGCGGAGACATGGACGCGGACCTGATCGAAAACCGCTTCTACGATGAGCGCGGCGCTGGCCTGGAGCGCCAGCTCTATCCGATCAGCTTCGTTGGACCCCACACCTGGTCAAACATCCGCATCCATGGCGGCAATCTCAACGCCTATGGCGGCGCGCCCAGCATCGGCACCTCGGGTGGCGCAGTGGTCGATATCGAGCTGGACGGCAAGATCAGGGGCGTGACCACCACGCTGCCCGATGGGGTGCATGGAGCCACCTTCACCGGATCGCGCACCTATAACGCGCCGATCCTGGCGGCAGGCGCAACGACCAGCCCGATCGATGTGACAGTAACGGGAGCGAAAAAGGGCGATCTGGCCCAGGCCTCTCTGACCACCATCCAGGGGGAAATGACCTTGCAGGCCGATATCGTGTCGAACAACACCGCTTTCGTTTACCTGACCAATCGCTCTGCCGACACGATCAACCTCGACGAGGGCACGCTTACGGTAAAGGCGACGCGCCCGTGAGCCAGCTTGTCAGCATGTCTAGTGAGGCGGTGTCATGACCCACCAATCAGAAGGAAGTGCCAGCGTGACACGCGCAGAATGGATTTCAATTGCCGCGTTCGGCGTGTCGATCCTGGGCGGGGCGTTCAGCCTCGGCATCGTCTATGCCGATGTGCAGGACCATGATCGGCGGCTCGGTGCGGTTGAGTTATCGAACGATGCGCTGGTAGCCAAGGTCGAGCGGATCGATGCAAATGTGCAGTTTCTGACGGAGCTGGCGCGAGAGGAGCGTAACCGCAAATGACCCATGCCGACAAAATCGCCGCTGCACTTCGTCCGATCGCACCCGATGGCCGCCTGACCAATGCCGATGTTCCGCTGATCAACCAGCTCGGCGCGCTCTGGGAAGGACGATCGCCTTCCGCTGCTGCCAGTGCTGCGCTGCAGATCGGCCTCACCGTCGCTGATTATCAGGCGGCTGCCACGGCACTCGCCTGCACCGTTGCGCAAATCCGCGCCGTCGACGAGGTTGAGAGCCAGGGCGGTTGGTTCAAAGATGTCCGCGCCGACATTCTTGCACTAGATGGTCCCGGAGGGTTCATTGATGGACCGCACCTGCCCAAGATCCTGTTCGAGGCGCATATCTTCGATCGCCACACCGAGGGGCGCTTCCGGCAAGGCCATCCCAACCTTTCGAGCGCCAGGTGGAACCGCGCTCTGTATGTCGGTGGCCAGGCCGAATGGACACGGCTCTATCGCGCCATGCAGCTGGCCCCGCGCGCCGCACTGATGTCCGCTTCGGTTGGGCGCTACCAGATCATGGGTTTCAATCACAAGCTCGCCGGCTTCGACACCGTCGAAGCGTTCTGGGACGCGATGAAGCGAAGCGAGCGTGATCACCTCGACGCTTTTGTCAGCTTCATCCGAAATGCCAAACTGCTGGCCGCGCTGCGCAAGATCAGCAACAGCCCCGGCGACTGTGTCGATTTCGCCAAGGGCTATAACGGCAGTGGTTACGCGGCGAACAACTATCACGTGAAGATCGCTGCGGCGCATCGGAAATGGAGCGCAGCATGAGCAAGCGACCGCAGGAGGCGCTGCTGGCGTATTTGGCGACGCTGGTGGCGATCGTCGTGCTGACGCTGGCGGCCGCGATCATGGTGGAGACAGCGGACCTCAAGACGCAGGAAGGGCTGGCCAAGCTGATCGGTGCGCTGGGCTTCATCGCCAGCGCGGTCACGGGCCTGATCGGCGTGATCGGAACATTCCGGCCCAAGGGCAATGATGGGGGTGAACAGGCATGAGCTGGCTGCGCGGATTGGCATGGCAGCAGAAGGCGGCGTTGGGCGGCCTGGTGCTGGTCGCGCTGGGGCTGACCGCCCTGGTCATCTTCAATTGGGGCAAATTGGCGCTGCGGGGCGCGTCAGAGCATGGCGCGACCATCGAGCGCGCCAAGACACTGGAAAAGACGATCGAGCGTGTGGAGGCTGCAAATGAGGTTCGTGCGGGTATTCAATACGCTCCTGCTTTGTGGTGCGATCAGTGCATGCGCAACAGCAGGACGCCAGCCAATTGCCGATACCAGTTGCCTGGCGTTCAAGACCATCAGCTTTGCCCAGCTGCCGCCGGGGCAGGTGCTGGACAGCGACAACAGCGCTGACAGCGATCAGACCGTCGCCGAGATCATGGGGCACAATGCCGCCTGGGAGCGGCTGTGCAGAAAGCCAGAGCGATGAGCGTCAACCTGTCCGCTGGCCGTCGACCATCGCGGCGCGAGGGGCTGCCCGAGCGCGTCGCGGTCGAAGTCCTGGCCAATGCCATCAAAGTGCAGGCCGATTCGGATATGGCCGCGATCGCCGAGGTGACGGAAATCATCACCAGCGGGAGCCTCGATACGACGCTGACCGAGATACAGAATCGGCTGACCGATATCGAAACCCAGCTGCCCTAAGCTGTGCGACGAAACGCGCAAAACCGCGCAAAACCGTGCGATTTCGGCGGGCTAAATCACGGAAATATAACGATATCTGCCAAAACTAGGGTTAA